CTTGCCACCAAGGTCCTGTAAGGGTCTCACGCAGACCTTTTATAATATCCTCAGAGGGTTCTTCGAACAAGTAACTTCCGAGCGCGCGGATATAATTCATGTAGCCACTTTTATAGACTACAGTTTCAAACCCGTCAACATTCTTAAGTTCTCTTCCGTATAACCTCGAACAGAAATCAAATTGGTTTACTTTCTCCCGACTAACCTTAACGATGACACCTCGATCAGCCATCCACTCAGTTTCCTTGTCACTAACATAGGGTTTCACACAGTCATCACCATACGTGGCATAGTGCTTGATGTTCTTCAGGCCAAAAGAACGATCATGCTCAACCGCCAATATTAAACGACCAATAGAATTCCCTGATGCAGTATTCCTAGCACCTGATTTCCTAATGGATAAAAAGTTTTGTTCAAACATAATCCCATCTGAAAACACAGGAACGCCAAGAAATTGAGTAAACTGCATCATATAAAGGAGTCCCCACGCTGGGTCAGGCGTACACATCGGATCGAGATGTAGACATTTTATCATGTCCGGCCAAAACCACCCGTAGCGAACTATGATTTCTTCAAGCGCCAATTTCCAAGACATTAAAATATCCCAGGAACTAGCATCATCAGAACGCAAAGGTCCGTCATAAAACAACGATTGGCACAACTGGCGATCGCCAGCTATAGTTCCAAGCGCCGTACCAGGCTTCATTGGCACACGTTCAGGAAACGTTGCATGCACCTTATCAGGTAACAACGAAAAAGAGTCGGCTAAAGATTGCACGACACTAACACCCCAAATAAGTCTCCATTTTCCAACATCAGCTTTCACTTTCCCAGTCAGTTCATCCTTGATATGAACTTTTTGAGGGTCACACGCACCAAGCTTGACTAAATCCATCGCAGTAAATTTCTCACCGCTACGGATCCGCATGAAAACAGCGTACCTAGAAAAGATCATGGCTACCGCCATGCAAAAGAATTCCCATTTAAGGGATCTTTTTACTTCTCCATTATTGTCCACCATCATCTTATACGGAAAGCCAGGCTTTGAGGTAGCATCCAAACCATCAATAGCCGAACTCAAAGCATTTACTAAATTCACCGAATTAACTTCAATCAACTCACGCGTCATATCCAAACGGGTAGCATCACAAATAGCTATCAGCGTTTCATCACTCGAAAATCTCGCTTTCGCAAAATTTTGTTCAAGAGTTTTTACTTGCACTTTTAAGCTTGTTCGTTCACTAACACCGCCTTTAGGGGGTCTGACGTAGTCGTTAATTTCAGGGAAACTTTGTCTAATGTATTCTTCGTCTGTGGAGTTGTTGAAGTATCTTTGGCAGGGCCGGTCGAAGGCAACTGATTTCCAGGTCTTCCCAAACCCGAAGTAGTTGTGTCCAACTTTTTCTGCTTCTTCTTCTGACTCCGTGTCAAACTCAGAGATTTTTGCGGGATGATAGTATTTTGTTCTAAAGTTTCTACCGGCAGAGATGACGATAGCCCAGGTTGGTCCTGGGCTAGCAAGTTTAAAGTTTCCTGAATCATTTTCCATTTGTTGGCTCGTATTTCCAACATCTTCGTTACTTCTAGTAATAAAGCCACACCATTTTCTGGCATAGCCATATCTGCACCAGTAATTTCACGCAGACGTTTTCGTAAGCTTTCAATTTTGGCCAATTCTTCATTCATCTTACTTTTCTCGATGCCGGCGTTCGATAGATTAATTAACATATCTTTTATCTCACCTAAATCATTTAAGACTGTTTCCTTTTTAAGTTTCAGCAATTCTAGATGAGTTTTCTGCGACTCTTTGACTTTCTCGAGCTGGACTTGACGTTCAGCCGCAATATTAATCGCAAATGTCACAAAATCCTCCAATAGATAATACTTCTCTTTTTCGTGTCCATTCAAATAAAAATTTAACTGTCTAAAGTATGACCGCATTGTAAAACACTTCTGCGCAATTGTATTAGCCTTGCTCAACGAAGCTGAGTTTAATTCGTCACAAAACTTTTTATGGTCTTTGTCGAACTCAGAAATTTCATCGATTAAAACTATCAATTCAGCAATTTGGTTCTTTTGTTTTTGAATTTTGTCTTCTTCGCTCTCGGTTTTGAGTTGGGAGCTATTGATTTCAGCATTCAAATTATCAATTTGCGGGGTAACGACTTCAGCCTCTGGAACATCAGCGGTCTTCAATGCTGCATGCACGACCGGAGGCCATGCCACAACTTTGTCTCCAGCTTCGTTCTGGGTTTCATCGTCATCACCAAACATATCTTCAGTGGGTTTATTGTACTTGGGGATCACTTGGGGGTTCCCGGACCCCAAAGGTTCCATTTCAACTATATCATTTGACTTTCGAGAATACATAAGACCGATAGGTATTGGTTCTGTTAAACCATTATTAACCATCGCTTGCGTAGGAGTAAACCATTGATAAGTTTCCGAACTAGGGTTTTTGTCAAAGTTATTAGAATCATATGAAATAATCCATGCTTTCAACAATTTATCCCAACCTTCGCTTAGGACATTACTTAAGTAATCATCCCATTCGCGGCTGGTATAGCGCCCACCGTCCGGTTTCTTGAAGATAAATTCTCTAGCATAATCAGCGTACCATTGGGGCACGTGAAAACGCGAGTTTTTCCCTTCGTATGATCTACCACCAGTCTTCGTATTCCTGTCAGCAGCCTTCAATATTCCATCTTTTGCTATTTTGTCCTGTAGTCTAGTTTTAGCATCCTTACGACGAAGTTCCACACTTTTCTGGACTTCAGCTTTAACCTTTTTCAAGTGTTTAATGTGTTTTTCGATATCCTTAGTTTCCTTAAGAATTTTGGGGGTAACGATATTCACTTCAACACGTTCCAAAACGTTGCCTTGGCCCTTATTGACCCTACGGGTATGTGTCACTCGGGGGACGCCGGCACGAACGCCGTAAGACGACAAGTCGCTAGAATCACCGTAAACCATAGGTTCGGTTCCAATGTTGAAATGATCACGGCGCCCCATATAAATGGAGGCCATAGAATCTTCCCAATCATCGTATTGATCCTCGTACAAGAAGTCGTCATCGCGCTCACGACGGCTATAACCATCAGTCGAACTAGATGGGTAATCGTGTTTAGCATCCCAGTTAGGATCGTTGTGTTTGCGAGGACGTCCTTTCCGGCCATGTTCCTCAGTGACGAAGACGGGATCGATGGTCATTAACAATGGCGCAAGCCTAACCGCGTAATTAATCTCCGAGCCGGCATTGCCGCCAAGGTGCATATAAAAAGCTTTCGGCTTGATATCACCACTATTGATCAACATTCCACTAGCTCCGGCACCAGGAATGGTAGAAAGTTTATGCGAAACCACATAAGGTAACTTATCGTCATAAGAGATGTCACCAACGCTCTTCAGCATATTGCCTTCAGCCATCCAGTAGCCAAAACCTTCAGTTAACTTAGTTCCATATCCAACATTCATCATAGACACACCGGTAGCGGTGGCAAGATTAGTCAGATAGCTATTGTCTTCTTCAGGTCCAAAAACCACTGTATCATGTTCAGGAAAAACAGTATAATCACAACGGTAAAGGTCCTTAAAACAATTAACGCCACTTTTAGTGCCCACTTTCCAGTTCCACTTTTTGATTAAAGCATCACCAGCAAGATCAGCAACATGTTTTGGCGTAACCCAATAAGTTTGATCCTCAAACCGTACACGCGAAATCCAACCAAGAATCGATCCATCAGTGTTGACGATTTTGGCAGAATAACAAGATTTCATATCTCCAGTGTAAGTCACCAGCGCATCAGTAACACCGACCTCAGGTTTCACCTCGTCAGCTTGGCAGGCTTGAATTAATTTTCTAACGCTGTCAAGTTCCATGGTAAATTTATCAGGTCCTTGAAACCAGTGCACCATGCCCGCAGTCCTATAAGGATTTTGGACATAAAGTTTTTCCGGGACAATTACGTCCTGTTGAACTTCAGCGGCAAATACTTGAAACAAATCTTCGAGATCCTTCCAAACCTCGCTATGCTGTCTAGGAACAACAACGCCGAACTTATGGCACAAATATAATATGAGCTGTAAAATCAACGCTATCCATAATGACAGAAAGTCTGGCTTGGAAGCACAGAGCAACATCCAGCCGTCCAGTCGAAAGCCCATAGAACCGATACCGAAGTAACAAAAAGTCAAGAGTTGGAACAACCGTATTATATCAGCAATCCAAAATTTTGCACCGCTGTTATACTTTTGCTCATGCACACGCATGCTTTCTACTAAAAAGTGAATAGCTACGGCATCTCTAAACAATACTTGTACCTCATCTGATTCCACGGACACTTCTTCTAATACAGCCGCCAGGGCTACTGACGAATCAGCGCCCTGCGCAAGAATACGCACTACTTTCTGACAGTAGTTGTCAGCTATGTACGCTGAAGACTCGTAAAAGTCCAGCACACACGGCTCATCCCATCTACACAACACTTTGGACGCAATAAGGTAGCTAATCATAAAAGATAAAATAAATACAGGTATAAATAACGATAATAATGTAACATCAAATAAAGGTACAGCGTCGCTATATGCAGCGCTGTCAATAAAATAATAATAATAACTCTCGTTTGTAGCCTGAGCCACCTGCGGCTTAACCGCGGTCCACATTGAAGCGTAAATAAGTTCC